ACGGGAAGTGGTATATTTGCTAATGCTGCAGTAGCTAATTCAATAAGACCAAGAAATATAGCAGCAAATAGAGAATATACACTTCCTTATTTAGCAGCTACAAGTTCTGTATCTGAAATATACTATTCAGCTCTTGGACCTACTTATAATCCTGTTACTGATACTTTAAAAGCAGGTAATTTTCAGGGTACTGCTTCTTTTGTTGTATCATCATCGTATGCTACTACAGCAAGTTATGCTGCAAACGCTAATAATTCTGTTTTTACTTATATAGGAATTGATGATGTAACATATACTTCATCATTAGCTGGTTATTCTATAGATAATAATACTCCTTCACAAGTTTATGTTTCCCAATCATCATCACCATTCCAATTAGCTTTAAGATTTGTTGCTGGAAGTGATGGGCAAATAGTTAATTTTACTCCATATTATGAAGCAGCTAATCTAGCATTAAATTTTATAGATATAACATCCTCAGTAATAGTTTATGGATTAGATGGACGACAAGTTACTCCTGGTCCTGGTGGTTCTAGAACTGCAAATAACTTATTTAATCCCGGTGTTAATAATGTAAATAATTTAACATTCCAATACATTGCTACTCCTTCAGGATTTTTATCTTCAGGTTGGTATTTAATAAATAAAAACGCATCATAATAATAATTTATAATAAATGGAAAAACAAACTGTTACACCCGAAGAGTTACAAACTTTAAGAAATTTACAACAAAAAAGAGACAAACTAACAATTGATTTCGGTTATGTTGAATTTCAAATTCAAGAATTAGAATTGCAAAAAGAAACACTTGTTGATTTTTTAACACAATTAAAACAAGAAGAAATCCAAGTTAGTCAAGAGATTACAAACAAGTATGGTAAAGGATCTGTTGATTTAAATACCGGAGAGTTTACTGTTGTGGATTAATTTTTGAATCCTTCTGTAATATTTATTACAGAATAAAATACAATAATTAATTTAAACATGGCTACAAACACACTAATATCTCCTGGCGTATTATCATTAGAGAACGACCAGTCATTTATTACTCAACAACCAGTAACCGTAGGAGCGGCAATCATTGGACCCGCAGTTAAAGGTCCTGTAGAACAACCCACTATTGTTACTTCATGGAGTGATTATCAAAATAAGTTTGGTACTACTTTTTTAAGTGGTAGCTCAGTTTACACTTATTTTACTTCTATTACCGCTTACAATTATTTCTTAAATGGTGGTGAAACATTATTAGTAACCAGAGTAGCAAGTGGTTCTTTTACCCCTGCTTTTACTTCAGGTTCAGCAGCTAATGGTTCAGCTATTTTAAATATAAGTGGAACTTTAGCTCTTCAATTAAAAACTATTTCTGAAGGTACTATTATGAACAGCTCTAGCTCATTAGACGCTAATGGTTCATTAGCTTCAGGATCAGCAGATAATATCAGATGGCAAATTGCTAATTCAGATACTGCTTCTGGTACTTTCTCATTGTTAATTAGACAAGGTAATGATACAACAAACGATCAAGTTGTGTTAGAAACTTGGACTGGATTATCAATGGACCCAACAGCTCCAAATTATGTATCTAAAGTTATTGGTGATCAATACAGATCATATAATGTAGCAGATAATCAAATTGAAGTTAATGGAACTTATCCTAACGCTTCAAGATATGTTTATGTATCTTCAGTAGTAACTTCAACTCCATTCTATTTCGACAATTCTGGTACCGCTAAAAACCAATACACTGGATCTATTCCTGCAAATGCAAGTGGTTCGTTTATTGGAGCAACAGGTGATTTGTTCTACAGTGGTAATAACAAATATTATGATGCTATTAGAAGTGGTGGTAATAATCTTCAAGGTATTAGTGCAAGTAACTATACTAATATGATTAGTTTGTTAGCAAATCAGGATGATTATAGATTTAACGTATTATTAACTCCTGGTTTGTTTGCTAATGAAGCTCCATTAGGTTCTTCTCAAGTAAACACTATCATTAATAACACAATGAATAGAGGTGACAGTATTTACGTTGCAGATTTAGTACCTTTTAGTTCAAGTATTACAGCAGTAACTTCTCAAGCAAATGCTAAAAATACTTCATATGCTGCTTCATACTGGCCTTGGGTTCAAACAATTGATCCTAGTTCGGCTCAATTAGTATGGGTACCTGCCTCTGCATTAATAGGTGGTGTTTATGCTTATAACGATAATGTAGCTGAACCTTGGTTTGCACCTGCCGGTATTAACAGAGGTGGATTAACTACAGTAGTAAGAGCTGAAAAGAAATTATCACAAGCAAACAGAGATACTTTATACTCAAATAAAGTTAACCCGATTGCAACATTCCCAGGAACTGGAGTTGTAGTATATGGTCAAAAGACATTACAAACTAAAGCATCTGCTCTTGATCGTGTAAATGTTCGTCGTTTGTTAATTTCTCTTAAATCTTACATCGGTCAAGTTGCTAATAACTTGGTGTTTGAACAAAACACAATCGCTACTCGTACTAGCTTCTTAAACCAAGTTAATCCATACTTAGAATCAGTACAACAACGTCAAGGTTTGTATGCTTTCAAAGTAGTAATGGATGATAGTAACAACACTCCTGATGTAATTGATAGAAACCAATTAGTAGGTCAAATTTACTTACAACCAACTAAGACAGCTGAATTCGTTTACTTGAACTTCAACATCTTACCAACTGGAGTAAGTTTCCCAGCATAATTTTTTAAAAGTTGAATATTTATAAATAAAATAATAAAATGGCAGTATTAAATCCAAACGAAATATTTTTCACAGCTTTTGAACCAAAGCAAACCAACCGATTCATTATGTATATCGATGGTATTCCTGCTTATGAAATCAAAGGTGTAGGTGCTGTAAACTTAACCCAATCATCAGTAGCTCTTAACCATATTAACGTACAACGTTTTGTGAAAGGAAAAACAACTTGGGGTACTATTCAGTTTACCTTATTTGATCCTATTACCCCTTCAGGTGCACAGGCTGTAATGGAATGGGTACGTTTACACCACGAATCAGTAACTGGTAGAGATGGATACTCAGACTTCTATAAGAAAGATTTAACTTTCGATGTATTAGGTCCTGTAGGTGATATTGTATCAGAATGGATCATTAAAGGTGCATTAATTACTGAAGCTAACTTTGGTGATTACAACTGGGACGATGATGGTACAGCAGTTAACATTACAATGACCGTTCAACCTGATTATTGTATTTTGAACTTCTAATTAAAAAAAGAAAACATAAAAGAGCTCGCAATTTTTGCGAGCTTCTTTTTTTCTCATATATTTATATATGATAACAAAGTTATAACAAATAAAAACTATGAGCGAATTTAAGTTACCAACAGAAACAGTTGAATTACCTTCTAAAGGTATTGTTTATCCCGAATCAAATCCATTATCTTCTGGAAAAGTAGAAATGAAATATATGACTGCTAAAGAAGAAGATATTCTTACTAACCAATCATATATTCAAAAAGGTACAGTAATCGATAAATTATTAAAATCGCTTATTGTTAGTACTATTAATGTTGATGATTTAATAGTAGGTGATAAAAATGCTTTACTTGTAGCAGCACGTGTTTTAGGTTATGGCAATGATTATACATTTAATTATTTAGGTAAAGAATATACTGTAGATCTTACTAAACTAGAACATAAAGAAATAGTTGAATCTTTATTTGAAAAAGGTAAAAATGAATTCAAATTTACTTTACCACATTCAGGAACTAAAATCACTTTCCAAATCATGACTGATGGTTTAGAAAAAAAGATTGATGCTGAATTAAAAGGCTTATCTAAAATTAACAAAGAAAGTCTACCAGAAATGTCAACACGGATGAAGTATATTATTACTTCTGTTGAGGGAGAAACAGATACTAAACATATTCGTGAATTTGTAGATAATGCTTTATTAGCTCGAGACGCAAAAGCACTTCGAGACTATATAGTCCAGATTCAACCAGATGTTAATATGGTTTTTGACCGAGAAACATACGATGGTGAATTAGAAGAAGCAGAAATTCCAATTACTGCAAACTTTTTTTTCCCTAACACCTGAGGAAGCAGCCGAGTATAGAAAATATCTATACAACCAAATCCATGAAATGGTATTTTATGGAAAAGGAGGCTATGATTGGAATACAATTTTCAACATGCCTATATGGTTAAGACGATTTGTTTTTTCTAAAATAATGGAACATTATGAATCAGAAAAATCACAATCTAATACCAATAGTGTTAAAAAATCAGTTGATGCTATGAAATCAGCAGGATTTACTAAAGAACAATTAGAAAATAGAAAATCCAATCGTACTCCTAGCTATGTTACAAAGGCATCCAAAAAGTGATGCCTTTTAATATTTATAACATATATAATTCTAAAATTAAATGGCTTTAGATCCTAAAATAATAAAACAACTTCGAAAAGACGTAGAAGAAATTAACAGAATCTACGAAAAAATAGGTGAACAACCATTAAAAGTTGATTTCAATACAGCTAGCAAGGATGACATTAAACTTGTTAGAGATTATTTAGCTGAAGCTAAAACCTTTGTTGAAGATTTAGATGAAGGATTTGGAGGGATGGCACAATCCGTTCGCAACATTGTTGGTGAATGGAAAAAAGGTTTTGCTACTCCTACAAATGAAGCTACAAAATCCTTTTCAAAATTAAAAGGTTTTGCTGAAAAATTATCTGATGATTTTAAGGGAATATCTGAATTAAGAGGTAAAGAAGTAAGAAATATACGTGACCAAGTAAAAGTTGAAGTTGAAAGATTAAAAGTATTACGAGCCCAATTAAAAACCCAAAAAAGTCTTTCAGAGGAAGAACAAATTCTTTTGGATAACTTAGAATCTGAATATCAAGTTCAACAAGATATATTAGAGGGTGCTGAAAAACGATACAAAGAAGAACTTAAAATCCAAAAAGCAATGGGCCTTTCAGGGGCCATTATGAAGGGCATTAAGGGAACTTTAGAAAAAATAGGTGTTAGTAGTGAATATTTTGAAGGAATAGAAGATAGTATGCGTGAAGCTGCTAAAAGTGGTTCTAAATGGCAAACGGCTATGGCTGGAGTAAAAGGTGTAGCCAAAGGTCTTAAAGAAGCTCTTTCTGATCCTTTAGTAGTAATTACTATTATGTATAAAACCGTTAAAGGTTTAGTAGGATTAGTTGAAGAATTTAATAAAGGTGTTTCAGACACAGGAAAAACTTTTGGTATTGCTGGTAAACAAGCAGAACAAACATATGCTGCTATTCGTAGTAGTACGGATTTGTTTAATACTCCTGAAGAATTATTAAAAGGCCAACAAGCATACAATGAAGCTTTAGGAATGAATTTAGCATTCAATGAGGAAAATGCTAAACTAATGAACGAATTAACCACTTTTACAGGTTTATCAGATGAAGTAGCTGGAAAATTAGTTAGAAAATCTGTATTAATGGGTGAAAACTTTAAAGACATGGATGTAAGCATGGCTAGAACTACCACCCAATTTAATAAACAAAATAAAGTAGCTGTTCCTTATTCTAAAGTTCAAAAAGCAATAGCTGAAGCTTCGTCTTCTACTTTATTTAATATAAAAGGAGGAACAAAAGGATTAACTGAAGCAGCAGCAATGGCAGCTCGTTATGGTAGAACCATGGACGAAATAAAAGATTCAGCTGAATCATTATTAAATTTTGAAGATTCAATTTCAAAAGAATTAGAAGCTGAATTGTTTTTAGGTAAAGATCTTAACATAGAAAAAATGAGGTATGCTGCTCTTACAGGAGATACAGCAACCGTTCAGAAAGAACAAAATAGATTAATAGCTCAAAACTTTAAAGGATTAAAAGGTAATGTTATTGCCCAAAAAGCTTTTGCTGATTCTTTAGGGTTATCTGTTGAACAAGTTGCTAAAATAGCTGAACAACAAGAAATTGAGCGAAAGATGACTCCTAAACAGCTTCAACAACAACAGGCAACAGCAAAAGCACAAGCAGAACAAGCTCAAAAAGCAGAAGAATTTAATAGACAAATGACAAATGCTATTAATTCTTTAAAAACATCTTTATTACCTTTAGTTTCTACATTAGCTCCATTATTTGAAAAAATAGCTCACGCTATGGGTTCTATAGGTAGTGCCCTAAATTCAGGTGTAGGAAAAGCTTTAGTAACAGTAGTAGGTGGACTTGCAGCTGTTGGTGGTGGAGCTTATTTAGGTGCTAAAATAGCTAAAGGAGCTAAGAATTTGTTTAGTGGAGGTTTAGGTATGGGTGAAAGTA